CGAGCCAATACTCTCTCGCGTATCTGCCTCCATCGGTAGGTAGAGCCATTGGCTCTCAATGCTGATTGCTTACTCATTTGTCTGTTGAATAGAACCCTTTACCTTTGAATGCAATAGCTGCTGGTGTATATATCCTAGCCATATCACCATTACATATCTGGCATTTAGGCTTTGGTAATTGCTCTTTGATACTGATAGTAATCTCTTGCGTAATACCGCAGCATCTAAACTCATAAGTAGCCATTACCACCAATAATTCCTTTTCCAGAAGTCCCAAGCTTTGCATACACCACCATAGCGGTGGATTGCATATTCTACTGCTTTTTCTATCTGCTTATTAGGATGCATATTTTTGAATATTGGATTCATAAACTGGAATGCACCACTAGCACCACTAGATCGATTAACTGCATTCCATCTAATGTTAGATTCGCGTTTAGCGATACGCCATAAGCAGCTTGATTCTTGAAAACCGATAATCTTTATGGAATATACAAATGGATCAATATCTTTTACAACAATCTTTTGAGCCTCTGATGTCGGCTGCGCTAGACATAGAGATCCCACCAACGCTAGGGCTACCCCCCGAGCTAACCCCTGCGGGCTCGGGGTGAGCCTTTTGTAGGCTCTAGCCATTAGCGTAGCATGCAAGTCAAATCCTTGCGTGTTTTTGCACCTTGCAACGGCGTGTCTAAATTGACCACCAGCCTTGTTGGACTTGTTTGCCCTCTTTAACCCAGTCTTGTCTTTGTTTGGCAATTAAACTCCAATCGGTTTCATGGGTAGGTTTTGTACAAAACTCACAATATTTTGTACCAAGTATTTGATAGATATGAATGCAATTATCCATTATGCATAAGAGCGCATACCGCACAAGCTCTTGAAATGATTGTCCATGATCCGCAACCTTTACACCTTGCAATATCCTCGCTCGGCACTTTGTCCTCGAGTAGCGGTATCATGTCGCCTAGTCGTGCTATAAACACATAATCCTCTGGGTTCTCACCTTGACCATTGCAGCGCATGACTATAAATTTTAATTTGCCATCATCACGCTTTTTTTGTTGGTCTATCCATGCCTTTGGCTGAAATGCTGCTCTGGCTTTGACCTCAATATCAAACGGCGTTCCAAGCACATCGCTCCCACTAGCCCCACTATTTACCGCCCTAGCAGCTTCCCAATACTGCTGGAAATAGTTGGCTACAACATGCTCGGTTCGCCGCCCTCGAACCTTACGACTTTGATTAGGCATTGTCTAGCTCTGGTTCTTTGCATGGCATTTAGAACATTCCCAAATCTTTGTCGCATCATCAGATCCGCCGACATTCTTTAGGTCGCTTTCAGGCTTTGGCTCATTGCACATATCGCAGATCTCAATCTTTTCTGCTGGATGCATCGGTTGGGGTTCGCCTAAATAAATGATTGTGCCATCTGGTCTATGAATCTCGATGTATCCCATCAGCCTAACTCCTTTATTTGAACCTTTGGCTTTTGTGGTATCCATCGACCAGATTTGTCTAACTCATACCAAATCGGGTCGCATTTGTCGTTTGACCAAACATTGCAGGTATAACCATGATAAGGCTTATTGGTCTTACCAATGCCTTCTTTAAGGGTCATAGCGCCATGCTTACACATCGGTATTTTTTCTGGCACTATCCCATCATTTAGAGCTGCTACTGCTTCATTTACTGGTATTGGCATCTCTTTTGGCTCGGTAGTCCAAGGATCGCTTGGCTTCTCGACTTTAATTATCCGTTCTCTTGAAGCTTTGCTCATTTCCTCCCGAGAAGGTCTTTTACCTCTTGTCGCGTAACCGCAATTCGCCAAAGCGCGCCCGATAGCAGAAGTTTCGCAATTCTCAAGCGCGTTTGTGGCATTAACGCCCCTATCGGTAATTGTTTCAAAAGCCAGTCCAGATGCCCAATACCGCTGGTCAGCCTCAGTTCTATAAAGTCGAGCCATGACGATAAATCGGTTGGTTGCTGCTTCGATAAGCTCGGTTTCAATTCGCCCATCTGGATACTCCTTCCAAAATTTTAATAGTCGATCCTCGACTGTTTCATAATCTTCTAAGTTAAATCCCATAGGTTTTACTCCCTATCATCTTCTCAACATCATCTATCTTGTAATTGTAATCTTCTGCAAATTTGGCTCTTGTGACCAAATAAGCCAATCGGACACGCTTGGCATCCTCATGCATCTTTAGCAGCTTCTCAAATGCTTCTTGCTCGCTCATAACTCCTCCTTTGGTGTCTTGACTAACGCGGCTGCTTCTGCAAGGTAGCAGATGGCATCGATGTAGTTGTCCAAGTGATCTGGACTTTGATATATCCGTGCGAGTTTGGTTGCCACCATGTCCAAGCACCATTGCTCTGGTGTTCGGCGTTCCTCATGGATAAGTGTTTGCAAGCTTGCAGTTCGGTAGCTTGTAATGTGAAATTCCCCGTATTTGTTCTCACGCTGCAAGAGTATGTCGTGAGCCTCATTGAGCACATCATTCGCCTGCATAACGCAGCGCCTTCTGCTCGCCAACGCTCTTGCCTCTGTAATACCATTCGGTCTTGGCATCCTTATAGCCTTTGATCCAACCGAGTATAAAGAAATAGCCGCCAATCGCTATTGCAGCTAACCATTGTAGATAATCCATTGTTGCCCTCGTTTTCTGTGCTATTTGCACATCCGTAGGGTGGCACTTCTATCAGCCAGATACGACATCAGCCTTCGGCGTGTCTTATAACGATTTAGTAATAATGCTTTCCGTAGATCGTAAATGACCCATCCTGATTGACTGGGACTGGAATGCAGGTAACATTCTTTCCATAAACTTCGATAATGCCAAAGCCCATTTGCCAATTAGCGCTTCCAGCGCGTAAATAAGATGCTTGCTTGCCGTCCATTAAGTTCCCTACCTCAAAACCCCAAAGTGTCTTAAAACGGCCTTTGAAGCCCTGTGAGAGCCCTTGTAGGCCAAGCCTATGAGTATGTCCGCAAACCACATTAGCGCCAAACTTATTGGCTAGTCCTGCGGCAGTTCCACCAGCGTTGCGGTTCAGGCTTCCCTCGTCACCATGCACCAAAACCCAGTTAGGTAGAAACTCGTAAGGTTTTTTGTGAAAGCGAATACCTAACCCATCGAAGTCCATAAACTTCTCATATTGCAGCTCTGGCAATGCTCGAAGCGCTGGTGCGCCTTTTAGGATTGTGTGGTATAGGCGGTCAGTATGGTTAGATCGAGTAATGTCGGTAACGCCTAAAGTCCAAAGAATGTCTTGGGTTAATTTTCGATCTCGGCCTAGAGTATCCTCAAACTCAAGTGGTGTGCCTTTAGCCCACTTGGATAAACTTTGGAAATCTATCTCATCGCCTACGCATAGCACTTGGTCAAACTTTTCGCGGCTTACAAGCTTGGCCACATTCTTGACTGCGACCGGGTGATGGTAAGGGATTTGTAAGTCGCTGATAACTAATATTCGGCGCTTAATCATCATCCTCGTCATCGATTATTGTGCCGATATCCTCTGGCTCTTTGACTGGTAACTTAAACCAATCAGGCCAACCTTGAGAATCGGTGCAAAGCCCCATCGCCATATCTGGCGCAAAACCCGCTTTGCGTAGCGCTAAGTAAAACTCGCGTATTTGGATAGCGTGAATTTCAAGCGGCGTATAGTCCTCATAACGGACTGTCTTAACCTTTTGCGGTTTCCTTCTCGCTGCCATGCTTTGCGCTCACCACCCATTCGGTATTTTCTATGAATATGTAAATGCCATCAGTTCGGCAATCACCATCCATCAAACCCATTGGTTTATTTTTGCAGAAGGGTCTGATAAATCTGTTCTATTTGGCGTTCGACACGCGCTAAGCGGTCGTTCATGCTTGAGCCACCATTAGGCTTAAGTTCAGCCAAGTAATGCTTAACCAGCCATTGTATTGAACCGATGAAAGCTGCGGTGATCGTGCAGATGCCGACTACTACCGCGACATAGTCGCTCACGCTCATTTTTTCTTAGGAGTAGCGAAGCCGAATACGCCAGCTAAGACTGCCGCCAAAATCGAGCGATAGTCGAGATCGAAGTTAGAGCCTGACCATGCGGCTAGAAATGCACCTAGCGCTAGGACTAACGGATGCTTCATTATTTTCCCCCTAATAGTGGTATATCAAATGGCTTTGAATCATTGTCTGCTTGTTTAGTAAAGCTGATATGAATATGACTGGTATGTGGGTTTGAGCCTTTGTATTTGCGCCAGCGCCAACCGAGAATAGGGGATGCGATTTTGCCATTATGGATTATGTAGGCTATTCGCTTATCGTTCTTGGCAAAGCGGCGTAGTTGATCTGCAAGATATACGCTCTCTGATTTATGTCTTGATAAATCACTATCAATATCAATCGCCCGAACGCATCCAATTGCATCTGGATTGTGATCCGACTTGGATGCAGCATGCTTGGCATCGCCTATCCAGCCATCCGAGCGCTTGTCGCGGTCAGGGTAAGCAGCATCGATCTGTTCTCTTAGCTGCTTTGCTGACTTACTTAACCAAACCTTCATTTAACGCTGCTTGTTGCTCGTCATAAGTCGATTTTAACATTGAAATAATTGAACCATTTTCTTTAGTAATAATTACAATTTCAACGCCATCAATATCTTTGATAATTGTTAAATTTTCCATTTTATAACTCCGCTGTAAAGCCAAGATAAGCTGTTGTATCTGCATCTGCAAGCAGAAAATAGAAATTTCCTGCTGTTAAACCACTGGCAACGCCTACCGATACACATCCCACTTTATTGCCATTGCCAATTGTTCCAAGCGCTATTGAAGTCAATTCAATATTTTGGTTACTTTGTAATCTAAATGTTCCTGCCGCTGATGCATCAATGGCAGTTGGGACTACTCGCATTTGCACTGGTAAAGGTAAGGTTACATAAGCACCTGTTGTGCTAGATGCAACTACCAACCCAAATGTTTGATATGTAGTAGCCGCATCGTAACGAATATAATACCTTTGGCAAGCCGCTAACTCTGCCTGATAAGTAGCCCCATAAGGGTAATAGTCGGTAGCAGATGAGCCGACTTCTAGTTGAATGCCAGTAATTTCAAAGTAATCAGCAGCACCAGCAGTTCCTACTGGAGTAAAACTAACTCCAGTAGCGATTTGCGTAGCAGTTGAAGCCACTGAAGCAGTAAAAGTAAAACGCTGCCAAGTTGTAGTTAAAGTTGCACTTGAATTGATAAAAGCGCTTTGTCCAGTAAAACCAGCACCTAAAACATTTTGGTCAGTTCCAGTTCCAGACCATACATAAACATTTAATGCACTTGATGCTGCTGAATAGTTTGCACCAGCGCGAGCATAGAAACTGAATGTAACGGATTTACCTGCAAAACGAATTGAATTTATTGTTTCAAAATTTTGTGCTAGCGTTAAAGCACCTGTTCCAGTTTGTCCTGAATTGCGCTGATATCGCATACAATACTGAATATTTGGCAAATTAGTCGTATCACTTGTTGTTTGTCTTGAAAGCGTGCAAGCCTGATTTGCACCTGTTGCGGTATCCCATCTGTCTGCGGTGTAACCATTTGCAGCGGTGGTTGATGCCGCTAAGGAAAACGAAGTTCCACGCTGCCAAACGCTAAAGTTTGAATTCAAGACTGGATTGGCAAAGTAACCGCCACCTGAAGCTGCCGCAGCCCATTTCAAACCAGTTGCAGTTGATGAATCGGCGGTTAAAACTTGGCCATTTGTGCCAACTGCTAAACGCGCTGGAGTATCGGCTGCGGTTGCAGAGATTAAATCGCCTTTTGCATCGACAATCGTGTTTTGGATTGCGTTAGCATCGTCAGTAGTTACCCATGTGAAATCCATGTCGGTATTTGATGTCTTGCTTAATACTTGGCCTGTCGTGCCACCTTTTAGATCGACTAGCGATGTATCAATCGCATTGCCGAGCGTACGCATGGCAGCTGCGCCATCCTTGACTAAATCGGTATCGTCTGGGGTTTCCCAGCCGAAGTTGGTTGTAGTTGCCATATTTCTCCTTTAGGACACTATTGTAGCGTCTATCCATTCCAAACTTGCGTTAAGCGTGTTCCAGGTTTCAGCAGCCCCCACGCTATTCCATCGGCTAGCCTGCAAGGTAAATGCAAGCGGTGAAACATTGAGCGTTACTGAAAGCTTGTTATAACCAGTCCTGAAAGTCCATCCCTCGACAAAACCCTGAAAGACCCCATTTTGCATATTGGCTGGTAAGTCGGTCAGGTTGATTGGTAAGCCCATAAACACATTAAGCAGAGCATCACGATCTACGTCAGACAATTCCGGGTTGGTTAGCTCAAAAGTAATAGTGTCGAATATGGCTTGCGGATAGGCTCTAATTTCCAAATAGAAGTCTGCTTGATCTTGCGCATCTGTGCCATTCTCTAGGCTGGTATTTATCACCTGACCTTGCTGGCCATAATAGGCAATAGAAGTCGAATCCTCGGCGGTCTTTGTTTGATTATTTTTGTAAGTCAAAGTCACCTTGTTACGGATGTTGCCAATGCGGTTTAGGGTACGAATACCTGCCGCGAGCGCATCATTGGCGCTCAAATCAGTAAAGCCATTTGCGGCTAAATACTGACTTCTGTGAGTTGAATCGGCATAGCAGATTTGGCCTTGAGCATTCTCATAAATATATCCAAGCCCAGAGCTTGCCAAAGATGCGACTAAAGAATAGGCATCCGTAGTCGATGCATTACGCTCATGCAGCTCATAATCACCTGGCTGGTCAATTTCACCTAAACCAGTATTTTCAGCATTAGCCCAAGTGGTAGTGGCATTGTAGGTAGCCCAAGTAACCGCTGGCGCTACACCATTCCAGTCATCATAAAGTAGGCCTTCTAAAACCGCATAAATTTGGTCACCATCAAAATCTTTAGCCAAAGCATCACTAAATAGCGCTTTTGGTAACTTTGATAAAGCACCAAGCGCGGTAATTCTAAATGATTGAGTAATAGTTACTCGACCACCTGCGGTAACTACCTGTTCAATATCGGTTACAAACCCACCAAAGACATTTACATAAACATCACTTGAATCTTTAACCGATATTGTTACCTGGTCGTTGGGATGAATATCTACATATTCCTCATCAAAGTTAATAACTTCAAAACTTGCATATCCTGCTTGCGGCTGCTGATAAATATCTGTGCGACCAGATGTGATAGTCATATTAGCCAAAGTCACATTGGCAAATTCACCTGATCCGTTTAGGGTCAATTTCCAATCTGGTGTCCAAGCGGTCATACTGCGTAGAGCGCGGATGCTCCGCCTGAGCCTCGAGTATAAGAACTATTTAATACATCTACGATTGCTCTAGCTGCACCTTCAGGATCACCAGCTACACCGATATTGATTGTGTTATTAATGGTCGGGCGGTCTGCTTCCTCGCCAGCTCTAAAACTACCGACATCAAACCTTGAACCGATGCCAATACTTGCAGTTGCTGCTGAAGCGGCTGCGGTTGCAACACCAGTTGTACGCGGTGCGCTTCCTCCGCCACCTGCCGATGCTCCAGAGCCGCTTGGTGCGGTAAATGTTGGGATGCTAGGCGCTTTTGTATTGCCACCACTAATCGATGGCACATTTATCTTTGGAGCGCTAATATTGCCAATGGTTGGGATATTTGGTAAAACTGGAATTGCATTATATGCCTTGATAAGTACATTGATTGCGCTGATTGCACCATTGACTACTGTGGTTATACCACCAGCTATTCGACCCAAAATATCAATCACGCCACCAGCAACTGCCGATACAACTTTTAACGCGGCCACAAAAGATACTCCGATGATTGGTAATACATAAGTTTGTATCAATTCACCAAATGCTTGAAACGATTTCTTATTGCGTTCAATGGCATCTGCTATTGGTTTGAAAATCTCTAAGAATTTACCAATATTGGGGATGATTTGATTTACGACAATATCTACAAATTTTTCTAATATTGGGATAATCTTATAGCCGATATTCTCTTGAAATTCTGCGAATGCTTGCTTTAGACGATCGATGCGGCCTTGATAAGTTTCGGCTGCTGCCGCTGCTGCGCCGCTAAAGTTTTTAGTAAGCATCGCTTGGACATCGGCAAATGACTTACCTTTGATTTCAGCGCTTGAGAAGCCAAGCCCTAATCTTGATAAAGCGGTAGTCTGGCCATCATAAGCTTTGCCTAATGCATTGGCGACATTTTCAAGCGGAATACCGCGAGCTTTTGAAATATCTAATGCCAGGCTTAGTAAATCTTGTGCCTTTGTAACTGAATTGGTCGAGAGCGCCAAACGGCCTAGCGCATCTCTCAAATCTGTATCTGCAACACCAGTAGCCAACTGCATCTTGGTGATGTAGTCCTCTGTGGCGGAAATTTGCTTTTCAGTTGCCCCAGTTGCAGCTTGTAAAGCTTGCGCTAAAAGCTTCTGTGCTGCTTCATCCTCGATTGCGGCT